CAATGAAATTGAAAACAAGTTTTGGGACAGATCTGTTACTGATCTGTTTGATAGTTATATCACCGACTGTCAACTATCGTTGACGGCATCCTTAGAAAGTCTAAGTAGATGCATCTTGCAATCTTATCCAGAAATTGGTACCTCTTACGAGGTGAATCAATCTCTGGTTTTCTTGCACGTTTTTGGTGAAGCTTTAAGAGAATTTTTTCCTAAACTCTTAAAGGAGTATCGTGTTTCTAGCTTGAGACACATGCTTAAAAGAACTTGTTGCAACAATGAGATCTTAACGACAAAAATAATTAAATATTATTATTGTGCGTTGTGCTCGGTTGCGTATAAGTCCAAAGACATGCCGGAAAAGCCCTTTTCCCTTGTAAAGAATAACAAATATCTGCCATTCAGTGGTCGATTTTACAAGGCAATACACAGAAGGTTAGCTACCGGAACTAAGAAGGCTGTTACTTTTGCAGCTACAATATATCTTAGTAGGTACGCTTCTGTAGAGGTTCCTTACGATTTTGTAATCGCAAGTGAAAAAACTTATATGGAAAGACTGGTTAAGCAAATTGAACCAGTTACATATAATATGGATTCTATAAAAATGGCCGTGAGACAATTTGGTATGGTCTCACTTAAGAAATTTTATAAATCATTATCAAAAATTGTATCCGTCTCTGCAACATGTGAAAGACATATGCACGGAGGGTATGGTGTTATCGATGAGCTCGCTCCAAAGGTATCTTATACTAGTTTGGAAGGACAATCCTATGAAGGGATCTGTCCAGCTCCATATTTCTGCGCTACATTCACTGATTTAGGTGAATTTCGTGGTAACGCAACACACATTTGTGAACCTTTAAAGGTAAGAAGTATAACTACTTCTTCAGCTTTTGAGTTCCTTGGTGGTAAACCCTACCAAGATGTGATTGCTTCAAATATGAAGAAAATGGATAACATGTGCTTCGGTCACGAAGTCTGTGAGGACGACGTGAATAAGTTAATTTATAGATCAAGGTTGTATTATGGTAATACAGCAGAACTTAAATTCTTATCGGGAGACTACGAAGCAGCTACAGATAATTTAGATCCTGAATTATCTCGTATTGTTGATAATGAAATGATGAGTGCAATGAAGTTGAATTTTGCTTTACCTGATCCTAAGCTTGGTTTAGAGCTTTGGGGGGTTATGGCAAAAATATTTGAGTACTTGAATTTGGAAAATTCAGGTCCCAAGACAACTTTAAAAAATTGGAGTCTCGTAAATGAATGGGTAAAACTTTCATTAGAGAAAAGTGACTATCTTGTTAATGATACTATTTCTATTCGTTCCAAAAGATGGAAGGGTAGAATTATCGAATTAACTGAAACTGAGGGAAAAAGTCCCGAGAAGTTCTATAGAGATAGCAAAGAGTTTGATCCTGAGGATCAAGACGTAAAGAAATACGCCCCTAATGGACTCTCTCCACTACATATTGTACAAACACATGGTCAAATGATGGGAGATATCAAATCATTTCCTGTCTTGTGTTGTATTAATCTTGCACTCTGGAATCTTGTGAATAAAAACAAGAGAGTTTCTTATATTGAATCCAGCCTCTGCCCGTTAACGGGTGTTAGGTCTTTTAAGAAAAAATTTATCAATCCACCATGTTTAATAAATGGTGATGACTTTTTGGCCTATGCTCCCCAAGATGTACTTGACGATTGGTTCGTCAAAGTCTCGGAGTTTGGTTTAAAAGCTTCCTTAGGTAAAACCTATATATCTGACTCAGTAGCTCAGATTAATTCTACTAATTTCTATATGAATAAAAATAGGAATTCTGTAAGTAAGGTATTACCTCTCCCATTACATGCGGTGGCAAAACTGCCACACGATATGCCTATTGCACAAAGTATCAATTATGCAATACAACATAAAGAAAGTCTTCTTTCTCGTGTAATATTCTTTAATAAAAAAAGAATCAGTGATGTCACTGGTGGAGGTCTAATAAATCTATGCTTACCCACGGCCTTTGGTGGTCTTGGAGTTAAAGCAACACCCAAACGTATCACAACTAGACAGTTGTTGATAGCAAATCATAATATGAAGAGTTTTAAACCTCTTGTATTATCTTATGATTGGGTTCCTCATGCAAAAATGAGGGCGAACAGAAAGAATAAAACACCTAGACAAGAATTCTTTTATCAAGTCAAACCGAAAGGTACTGGCTTGACTGTAGATGAGTACGGTTTTCAACACGTACTACCAACCTACAAAGGAAATCTTGAGGCAAGGTTACTTTCTGGAGATGATTGGTTAGCCAATCTCTCACGTCAAAGATTTAATGGACGTAATGGAAGGATGGTCATAAGGGCGAATTTTTTTAAAAAAATCGCGAAGTTATCTAATGATTTAATAGATCAACTCTCTAAACGCAAGGATAAGCGTTTACCTGATATTGATAAAATACTTCTTAGTAAAAGATCTAATAAAGTATTGATAAAAGGTCGCTATAGAGATATTTGCGACGACGGATTAATTTTTGCAGTTAATCCGGCTTTTTGCTTTCGTGATTAGTTCCATGAAAAATGGTAAATTTTTCAAACAGAGCAAAAAGACTTTAAAACAGTCAAGACAAATCAAGGGGAAAGGCGCCCCTCTAAATATCGCCAAGACGATCAATTACAACTCTCCAAATAATATGGAAACTTTTCGATTTAAGAAAAGGGAATTCATTACCAATGTAATTGGGCAGGAAGATTTCACTCCGTTGGGTTACGCAGTTAACCCCGGTGATTCTGAAACCTTTCCTTGGCTATCCCAGATAGCCCCTGCGTTTCAAAAATATAAGTTTCATAAACTTAAATTTTTATATGAGACCAGTTCCCCAACTATCATTGGTGGAGTAGTTATACTTGCACCTGAGTTTAACGTCACTGATCCCTTACCAGAGAGTAAGCAAGATCTTCTAGAGTATAAGTACGCTACTAGATCTGCTCCCTGGGAGAACTTCCATCTCGATTTAAGAACATCGGATGTCATGAATTATAAGGAGTACTACGTACGAAATACTAGTGCTTCTTCTACCGACTTGAAGTTGTCGGATCCACTCTACATAATCTGTTCAGTAGATGGAATTAGTGATGAAATTAACTCAGTTGGTGAGTTATGGGTTGAATACGATATAGAGTTCACTATACCGCAGAAAATTAATAATAATTCTTTGAATTCGAGTTATTTTAATTCTATTTCTGTAGCTGGTATAACTCTAGGTCAACCTTGTGGGACTACTACAGTAGGGAGTGAGGGTACTGGTTCGATTACTTTTAATCAACCAGAATCTACCTTTACTTTTCCTAGTGGTTTTGCAGGGATTGTAGCGTATCAAATAGATCAAGATCTCCCTTTTGTACCGGAGATTAGTGATTCATTTTTCCCTATACTCACAGTCCAACTCGGCTCTAATAGCGCTTTTATTGGATCTGAGGGTTACTTCTTAACTTCGCATGACACTAAATGTAATTTTTACATGTTTGCGTTGAAGATGCAACCTGGTGGAACTATCACTTTTACTTATCCTGGATGGACGAGTAATGGAGATGCTACTATGGACTCAAATGGTACGTATTGGTTTTGGAACAATACTTACATCCCTTCTCAATTGTCTGTTCCTGATTCCTTCTTACTATCGCGTAAAGCAATGAGTGAGATTGAAAGGATAAAGGAACACTTTGAGAAAGACCTTCATAAGGTCATGTCCTCTTTAGTCCAAAAAGAGAACAAGGGTGGATCGTCTGCGAACTTCAGTAAAATACTTGAATTGCAAAGATTGATTACTAATATTCAGGAATTGAGTATAAGTAAAACCTTATGTGATTATAAGTTATAGGAGGTGTACCTCAGGTTAAAACCTGGCACTGAACCTAAGTACTGGTTCAAGTTACTGTAAAGGTAACAAAATGATTTGTTAACAGTTTTAAAGTTTCGTCGACGCAAGTCGGCCAAAACATCCTGTCATCCACGGTTGGAATACCAATGCAGTTCTTATGTGATAATTACTTTAATGTATCAAAATGATAATATCAACCTCTTCCTCAAAATGGAATGTTGACTCACGTTTATCAATTGCGTAACATAAGAATGGTCAAGGAAATGTAATGAGTGTACAAGTTACAATACGACATTTCTCGGACGTCTCTTCGGAGATGAAAAAG